AGAGCTGTAACTATGGCTTTAACTTTTGCGAACCGAGAAGATCTGTCCGTAGGAAACGAGCGGGGTGTGAGGGTCGATATCACCTTCGATTCTTCCTATCCCACAGGTGGTGAGGCTCTGACAGCCGCCGATTTGGGTTTGGGTCGCGTGAACCAGCTGATTTCCGATCAAGGCGGTCTTGGAGCCGCCGACGGAAGGGTAATCCAATACGACCGTGACAACGATCTGCTACTGGCCTTTGAATCCGCTGGTGCTGCCCAGGCTATGGCAGAGGTTATCAACGCCACGAATCTGTCGGCTCTGACAGTGCGCGTCTTGGCTTTGGGTATCGGATAGGGGTTTCCGGGGTGTTGAATGCCAGGTGGACGGTTTCAAGAGAACTTTCGGTTCGCAAAAGTTAAAGCCATAGTTACAGCTCTCCTTCGTTAAAGTAGGAGGGGCCACAAGGACCCCTCCCGTTGTACTCACTTACCGCTGGTGCAGCCTACCAGTCGAGATTCTGGAGAATCACGGAGTTCTGGTTGCTTACGCGCGCGCTGATCACACCACCGTAGACGGTGTCGATAGGTGCAGCTCCCGCTACACTTCGATTGAACGTCAAATCGGTTGTGCCACCAACGACCTTGTCCCCTGCTGCCGTGGAAGCAGCGGTGTTGACCAAAGCCACACCACCCACCTGCAGGTAACAGAAATTGCCGTCAGTGACGACATTTCCATAGATTCCAGCAACGGCATTCGCTCCACCGATACTGTCGGTTTGGTCGCCAGTCACGGTATAGATCCCGGTCTCGGGATCCAGAGCCAGAAAATGCGCGACTCCACCAACAGTAACGGCAACAGCACCGCTGCCTTCATCATGGAGACAGTAGCGATAAAGGTTGCCATCGAAACGGACAATCGTACCTAAGACAGCGTTTGAGATACTTCCCGGCAAACCAGGAGATTCCTGAAACCTCTCTGGCTCGTTGACCGTTCTAGGGTCCCCGGTACTGATCTGAGCTGTCTGCGGTGAAAGTCCAAAGCGTTCGCCTGCCATAATTTATCTCCTTTCTTTCACCTATTGGGCGATATCCGTCAGAATGAAATTGAGACGAGGAGCGGGGAACAGTAGGTTTCCTGCGAACAGGTACTGGCCGGCCACGTCATCCGTGTTCTGGGCTTCCTTCCATCCGGTGAACCCAAACTGGTACTTCCGGTTGGTGGTGATCCAGAACTGCGCATGTTTCGTGTTCATGCCAATGAGCTGCTGCGCGGGTTGATACTGATCCACGACCATCTGAGCTCCATTCCATCGAAGCGACATGAACCCAATCTTTGCCACATCGGAAGACTCCTCGAGGAATCTCTGCTGCGGCTGGATCTTGTTCCAGAATAGGTTCCACACTTCTTGGTCAGAAGTCATCAGATCGACGTGCTCCGCACCGAACCAGGCCGCTCCGAACGCGGTTTGCACCCCGCTCAGAGTGAGCGTCGGGAGGCTTGCAAAGAAGCCATTGACCCCGGCATTCTGCGTCCCGTCAGGAACGATATCGCTCCTGTCGATGCCGCCGTACGAACCAAAATTCGTCCCGTTGTCGAAAGCCGCTTCCATACCATCCAACTGGAGAGTTGAACTGTTGGTTCCCTGGCCATCCAGGTACATATCCGTGGCTAACAACTTCGCCATTTTGCCTGCGGCATTGACGAGTTTGCTTTCCACATAGGACATGGCTGCTTCCGGACCTCGGTTGAGAACATTGTCCGTACCGAAGAGGGTGACGTTGACGTAGTAGTATTTGACGTTGACCTCGACAGCGGTGTCGGTTTCAACATACGACGTATCAAACGTCCCACCTCGGCTAAAGGCATCACCAGTCAGCTCGGCGTAGATAATCGGATGACGAATCGTCCGACCACCTTCAAAACGCTCAGCGTTTCGAGTACGCAAACGAGTGAAGACCGGGGAAGCCTCGTAGACGTTGTCCACCAACCGTGGGATGATGAATCGGTTCGTTTTCGAACTAATGTCATCAAAGGTTAGTGCCATTACTTCCTCCTTGAATTAACAAATAAAACAACAAGTGGCTTGCTTTGGCACTTTCGACTTCCCGAACAGCCTTGCACTGTGGGTTGCGGCAGTGGTTTTCGAGGCCACGGCCTTCCCACTTGGCTTGCGGCGACGGGCTGCGACGGCTGAGCCTTGCAGACCTGTCCCTTTTCCCTATCCCTTCTAGTTGGGGGTCACTTTCCCTTCTTTACGAAGTTCGGCAGCAGCGGCCATAGCCGCTTGCTTGGTTGTCATGGCGCTACCGCCATCTGCTTCCTTGCCGAGCTGCTCTAGTCTCGTTTCAACGGGGCCTTTACCCATGCTTGCCGCCCCATCGTTGTCTAATGGAAACTGCATCTTGGACTCAATCTTCGTGCGTTCATCCTTGCGGGCAGCGTCGATCTTTGCGTCCACTCGCTTGTCGCTCACATAGAGATCGTAGGCGTTCTTGAAGTCCTCCTGGGACCCGACCATCTTCCTTTCGGTCGCATACTTGATGAACGCATCCCGGTCCAGGGCCTCTTTGAACTCCGTGTTGTGGTTTTGATTGAGATCCATCAAAAGGAACACATTGTCGTAGATGTTGCCTGCGAGTCGATTACCACCCTCCATCAACATCTTTTCAGCCTGTTCCTGGGTGAACGCATCCCCATTGGCCGCGACATTTTTCAGTTCCTTGACTTCCCCACGAAGGCTGGTGAGTTCCTTCAGCATCTCGTTTTCTTCTCCAGCTTCAAAGTTTCCCGAGCGGATTTTGTCTTCGAGCTCAGTGATCTTTTCATCCTTTTCGGTCAACTTTGCTTCCATGCCCTCGCGGGCAGAGACATTGTCCTTGACGACCTTTTCCGCATCCTCTTTCCACTTGCTCCACTTTTCAGATCGGTCATTGACCTCGGTCTCTTTCTTTGTGAGTTCTTCTTCTTTGGTCTTCAGCTCCTCCTTGCCCTCATTCATCTTCCGGTCGTAGTCGGACTGACGGAGCCAACCAGCCTGAAGTTCATCCGGAGCGTTCTCCATCGTCTTGAGGAGCTGGCTCCGATAAGCGTCAGTCATGTCAGTTTTTTCGATAAATTCTTTCAGTTCTGGTCTCAAAGGCATCGTTTCAACTCCTTCAGCTTCCTTTCGCTTTCCCCGAAGGGATTGCGCGAGAGGTTGCGCGTTAGGGATTAAAAATATTTAATCTGGAGAAGGACTGTGCTAGGATGGGTTTTCCTATTACCCCATCTGGAGTCCTTCTCCGGATCAACTGCCCTGGGGGAACCATTCCCCCGGGGCTTTTGCGCTTTTACACGCTTACAGGAACCTTCGTTCCCATATTTACTGCTGGCATCGCACCCAACGGCGGTTGTTCAGGTTTAGCTCCACCGACCTGATCTCTAGTGACCTCTTCTCTCATAGTGGCGATAAAATAGCGAATATCAGGGAGAAGTTCTGGAAAGTCCACCTTCGCCAGTTCCGCTTCCAAGGCAACCGCTGTCTGAATCGCACCACCTGAATCTGGCATAGCATCCAGGGGTGTAGCCGGGACCGCAGTCCCCGCTTCCGATATCTTCTTCGTCAGCTTCGTGATCAGCCCATCGGCGACGGGAGCAAGTCCCGGTTTCATCTGGACCAGTTTCGCGGCGAGCGAAGTAATAAGATTCAGGTTGGGTTCTCCAGGGATCTCCCCAGGGAGTCCTGGGGGTTGCTGCGCTCCTGGCGGTGCTGGAGCTGGCCCTGGAGCTGGTTGCGCACCTAACTGCGCTCCGGGAGTTTGTTGAGCTGGTCCCGGCTGCTGCATTTGCGCTGCCACATCCAGTGACGGTGGAGGCGGGATGCCTAGATCAGTGTAAGCCACAGGTTCTCCCTAGTAGCCCTTCCCCATTCCCTTACCGGAGTCTCCACCTCTCTCACCACCTGGCCGCTTCTGGTTCACAGAAATCGGCTCAGGAGAGTGTGGGCAGAAAACGGCAGGGGAAGTGAATCCATCGGGAGACGACCCCGGAGGGTAGGTCCCTGGATCGTGACCGGGATAAGCGGCCGGGGTAACGAGATCATGCCCGCCCATCTTGCCTTTCTTGTCGCTGTAAGCCATTTGCTTTTACCTCCTGTTGTGTCGCCCTTGTGAGCGACGTGTTTTCCGTCGCGTCTCCCGAGTCGCTTTGCGCTGCTCGGAAGCGGCTATTGCGGTAGCTACCTTTACGTCCCTGACGATTTCACCACTACCGCCATGGTGAAGTGCTCTGTTGCCATACTCGCCCATGACCCTCTTGAATTTCGGGCCAACTGGCATTTTTCCTTTGGGCGGTTGTTTAGCCATACTTCTATTCTCAGCATAAATAGCTTGTCAAGCTAGTTGCAGTAAATTCCCTATGTTTTGGGAGCCTTTTCCTCCGGGCCCGCCTGCTCCTCCTCCTGCCTGTTGAGCGAGCATTTGACTCAGCGCCATCCTGCGAATCATGGCTACTTCTTCTTCGCCCAACTCCTTCATGACTCTCTTGTATTCGTTCTCCATTCCAAGTTTCCGGAACAACGCTTGCGTGCTGTACCTTCCTTCCTTGGCTAAGGCGAAAGCCACAAGAGCTTCTTTCTCGCGGGTAGCATTGAGTGTGCTTCCTTGCGCCATGAGAAAGACGAACTGCTTTCTGTGATCTCTGGGATGGATGCCATGGGGAACCATCGTTCCCGGATCCCAATCAAAAACGTCCTCGAAGGTCACTCCGTCAGAACCCAAAAGGAACATTCGCCGGCGCACGTCATAGAACTGCATGAAATTGGAGATCATCTGTTCGCCCATCTCCCTAAGTGCCACTTCCATGTAACGACCCCGGAGCCTCATGATGGTCTGTTGATTTTCTCTGAGCTGCTCCAAGGTGTTTCCAGCTGGCGTGATTTTCTTGCGGGCCAATCCTCCAACATCGAGTAGGCCCGAATCGTCATCCATTTCCTGTTGAGCATAGAGAAGTGTGTTTTGAACAAAACTTGGTAGATCAGGAATCCGAGCATATTGCGGTGCTGCGGGTGACTGTGGGCTGTACCCGATCTTGGCGTTGGGCATGTTGGGATCCATCTGCGCCTTGACCGCGTAGCTGAAAGCGTTGTCCGGGAAGATGAGCGGAGGGTTGACTGCCTTCTTAATCATATCCAATATCCCGGCCAGGACCGTGTTGACGATATCCTGCATAGGAATCTTGGTACGCAATTCGCTGACACCATGAAATTGCCAGGGGACCGGCTTGAGTCGAACCGTAATGAAAGGGTAACGACCGTGCCAGTAAGGATTGGGACCATCGTACATCAGATCGAACTCGTCCCCACCCGTGATAATGAGTCTGCCACGAGGGTAGAGCTGGTTTCCAGGTTCAACTCGATAGGCCCAGTTGGTATCAGTCGGACCCATGATCACAGCATTATCGCTGGTATTGAGTTGATAATCTTTAATCCAAAACTCTGTGTATGGTGCTTGTTGAAGGACACCTGGGAGATACTGAGGGACTCCACCAATAACTCGCTTCATCTGAGGAGACAGAAGCTCAAAGGCATGTTGGCCGACATACTTGGGCCGCGAGAACGGACGAGCGTAACTGCTGTGCTCAACGCTTGGTTTTACTTTCCATCCGGCGAGGGGAAACCGTCTTTTGAAGAAGGACAACGATCGGCTCGTTCTATAAACAACCCCTTCCCAATCCTGTAATTCATAGCTTGGTCCTATGGGCATCACTTCAGCGATACCAAGTGGAACCAGCTGAAAGTCACCTTCTCCACCCATAAGGCTGGAGTTCCAGACAATTCTCAAGAAGCCGGTACTGAGGTAAGCGTGAATGGTCGCCATGGCTAGCTTCAGGTCATTGTCCTGCATGAGCCACCACGCTTTTGTGGTCTTTGAGTAAATTTCAGCTTGTTCGTGGTAGATAGAATTGAGGGCCTGGACTTCGAAGGTGGGTCGAACATCGGTCAGAACGGCTGTCACTTCCTCAAGCTGTCTCAGTAGACGGTTGTTGATTGGTGCAGCCTTATAAGAGGGTCTCTTGGTTGGCCACTGGTTCCCCATCAAGTAGGAGATGTGTTGATCTATCTGGCGTACTTCCTCAGAAGCCGACATGTATTGCCAAGCCTGTTCATGGGCGGTGTGACAATAGTCCTTTAGCCTCTTCTCCTGCTTCACTGGATCGAGTCCTGGCTGGTACTGAAGAAGCTCCCAGGGCTGCTCTGGAATTGTGTCGTCTAAATTGTCAAATACGGCCATGTTTCTTCACTTGTTCCTGTCGGTATTCGCCTGGACTCATGATCAACTTTGTTTCAGGGATTTCTTGGACCTTCGGCGGTCTGGACACTTCGATCTCGGCATCACAGCCATACTGATTGCAATAGAACACAACATCACCGTCTTCTCGCAGATACACAACGTCGTAGGCGACTCGTTTTTGTCGTCGATCGCATTTGGGACAGATGAAGGTCATGTATTCGGAGCCTTCTTCCTTGTACCGCATGATCCGCTTCATCATGCGACCCGTAACGGTGTCCTTATACTTTTCTTTGCGGTCGACCAGGCCCCCGCCGCTGTTGGTGATTTTCAGAGCTGTCGTGTGAAGAACAATCCGCGTCATCGGCCCTTTCTCCCCGCATCGAAGTAAGTGCGGTTCGCTGTTTCTTTCTGCCTGAATCGCTGGTTGTGAGGTTTGGTTCCCTCAGAGATTAGGTTGGGATCAGCGATCTGCTGCACTCCAAATCTGTTTTGAAGGTGACTCAGATCTTTTTGAGTGCGCACTCTCAGCGGTTTTCCTTCAGGATGAATGTGGGTCGTGGTGAAAGGCTCAAAGGGAGCGTTGACCGTTGTACTGAAAAGCATTTCCATGCGCTGGCCGCAGCAGCTCGGCCAGATCGGTTCTGGGTCGAACTGCACGTTGGGAACGTCGAGTTCCTTACGGCCACATTTTGAGCACTCAAAATCCCAAATGGGCATGATTAAGCGGTCTGTTCCGCTGACTTGTCCGTTGGCTGCTCGATATAGAGACCCCGGAGGTACTCTTCAAATTGCTGATTGGCAAATTCCTGAAGCGGAATCCCCATGCCCTGCGCGAAGTCCTTGAATGAGTCTGCACACCACTCTGGCAACTGGATCACGATCTGATCATCCCGGAGAGTCAATCCATCTACCGCAGCTTTCCCCTGAGCGTCTTTGATAGCACCCTGCGCGGTCTTGAGCTCCTCTTTCATGGAGAAGATTGCCCCAAAGAGATCAGATGGCCCTGTAACGTCCTGTCCCAGAAGTTTCTGGATGCGATCACGGTTCTCCTGATCGACGACGAGGACCTGGGCGGCGTATTCTCGCTGTGCTTCCTTCTTCTCCTCCGGAGCTGCTTTCACTTCTTCCTGTGCCGGTACAGGCGTCTGTACTCGCTGCGGCTTTCCGAATTTCGCATTGGCCTTCTTGATCGCATCCTGCATATCGCCGGTATCGTTAAACATGTGGCCTGCGTCACAGAAAGTTCCAAACACACCCTCGCGGTTTTTGAGATAGTTGTCGTGGATGCCCCCGAAGCGGCATGTCGGACAAAGAACTTCAGATGTGGTTACTCCTGGCATAATGTCTCCTCTTTAATTGTGCGTGTCGCGTCAACCCCTACTCGACGATTTCCATTCTCGCCGTGGGCGCACGCAGCTTCTTTCCCTTCAACTCACATGGAACGCCTAGAGCGATTGACGGGGTAAAAGGGTGAAGGTAATACGACTGCTTGAACCCTGTCTTGGAGTTTCCTGAGAGCTTCTGTCCACACTTGGGACAATAGGCATCCGGGAAAATCGGAGCGTCGATGAATTGCGGAACAGCAAGTTTTGATTCCTGTCCAGCCAACATCTTCTCGGCCAACTCCTGGCGTCGCTTCCGGATCTTTTCCTGGATTCCAGGTCCGGTTGGGTCCTCAACGGCGGGAAGAGTTTCCTCAGTTGTGGAACTGGCTTCAGTTTCCAACTCGTCGATCTTGTTTGCCCCGTTGGTCGTCACTGTTTCTGGCTCCGGAGCTGCTTCCGGTTCGGGGGCCGCTGCCGTTTCAACCTTCTCAGGTTCTGGCTTCGCTGCCTTGGTCTTGACCTTGGGAGCCTTCTTTTCCTTTTTGTCGGTGACCTGCGCCACATTGCCTGTCGTCGCTTCTGCCATGTTTCCTCCTAAAGTAGATTAAAAGTGGATTCTTTCCCGTATGCGTTGTCTGGATAGCGATCATGAATGGGAGAGTAATCCGTGTTGTGAAAGTCCTTGCGGGGGTCCCGCATAACTACGCTCTGTTTTTCTTCCAACAGATCCGGATGGACCTGCCCGAGACACTTGGTAGCGATCATTCCTGCAAAGAGGGCATCATCGAATGTTCCCGCTCGGGCCTCGTAGCGATTATCGCCTGAGTCGATGAAGGTCCAGCACTCATTGAGCAGCCGTTGGGAACGAATGTGGAGCAAATCTTCATCCATCATCGTCTTGAAATTGTCGATCAAAGCATTGCGGCTGCGCGTCTGAGTCACCCATCCGAAGTAGTTGGTGAGATGCCCTTTCGTTTTATCTGCCCACCGCCAGCGGTAGAGGTTAGGGTACTTCAAGTGGTGGAGCAAACTTTCCAGAACCGTTTGAATGTTGTACTCGACGGAGAACTGACAGGTGTTGTAGAGAAAGCCCAGGGCTGCGATCCGTCGAGCAAAGGGAGTTCCCCCCTTGTGGCCTCTGTACTCAGCGACCTGGGGAATCGGTAAGTGGGTTTGTGTGACTCTCCACATCGAAGCAGCTGAGTAATCCTTGCCTGGAACGCCATGGCCCGGGTCGGCTCCCCCGTAATAGACCTTGTTCATCTTTGGAAATTCCCAAACCCAAAGAGGAGCATCATTCATATTCCCGTACTCAATCAACTGAGGCGTTTTCTGCCCATTCTTCTGTGTGACCAGCTCGATATCTCCAAACCAGACCGGCTTGCGAATGTAACGCTTTTGGATCTGTCGCAGTTTCCTCTGTGAGAAAGGGATTGTTCCCTGGACTCGAAAGGCTGCTTCCGGGAAGGACGGATACTCCTGCTCAACCATTTCGGGGTCCTGGTCGACAGCCTCAAAGTCAGCAGCGGTTTCCCTTCTCCAGTTCAACTGCTCTCGGGTCAGATCTACTTCGTAGTCTTCTCGGATTTTCAGGACCAGGTCCCTCTCGTCCTCGGTAGCTTTGAAATCATTTCGTTCCTCTCTGTTGAGAAACGGCTTGCTGTATTCTTTCTGCTTCCACCAGGGACAGAACTTCGGGCGCCAACTCAAAGCTCCTTGCACGGCACGTTGATAGAGACGATGGTAAGGATCTTCTATGCCCTCAGCAGTTCCTTCCATGACCCAGACAGACAGCCTGTTCGCTTTGGTAGCTGCGGGGAACAGATCTCGAGTGAGGATCTTCAGGTCGCGCCACAGACTGATCTCTGTCAGGTGTCCATTTTGCAGGGTGAAGCCACGACTGGATCCAGTCGGTTTATTGGCCGCATCCACAAAGAAGTTAGAGCGAAGGCCTGGGCGTTGCAACCGCTGACTCTTATCCTTCCGATCGAACCGCATGAACTCACCATGCACTTCGTACTGGATCTCAGGCCGCAACCACCAGGGCAGACAATCGTAGGCCAGGCGGCTCATATCGAAGATATGAGAGGAGCGAATCCGCTCGTCGGCAATCACCAGGCTATTCGTCAGTTCATTGAAGATAGTCCGGTAGAAGATCATGGCCTGGACCATCGTTGACCAACCGATTTGACGAGCTTTGAGGAGAATCCATTTGATGGGAATGTTGGCTTCCCAGGATTCTTCAACATCTTCCCAGAGGATCTCCTGACTCTCCCAAAATGGATAGAGTGTAATCAACTTAGGTGCGCCAAACTCATCACCCTTGGTTGCAATGACGTGATAATTTTCAAGGTAATAGCGGACACTCTCCGGGTCGTTTCCGTAGATACGTCCCAATTCCCCGTTTAGCGTTCTACTCTCGTCTGGAAGGAGGTTCTGCCAGCATCTACGGGAATCCCCATCGAAGCCTTTGAGCTTCTCATCGAAATGCTCGATGATTCCTTCAACGTATTTATCTTTCCTTTGAACAACGTGTGGCATTAAACTTCAGCTCCCACGCCCATCTTTTCGATTTTCTCTTTCAGGTCCGTGTACTCATCATCCGACATGCTTGGGCTCTCCGCTTTCAGCTTGTCGAGTTCCTCGTGCATAGCTGCCGTTTCCTCATCAAACGCATTGAAACTGCCCTCGCTCTGGACCAGGCGTCCGTGAAACTGATCTATCGCTTTGCGAGTAACTCCAAATTCCCTGGCGAGTTGCGCGTCAAGGGATCGAGCGATTGTGATGAAATACCAGCTGGTATAGAGAATGGCTGCTATCCCGGCGAAAAAGATTCCAGTTCCTAATCCCGCAACTCCTATAGCCAAGACAAACCAGCTGGCTGACGCGGGTATCGGCGGTAATTGAGCGAGGTTCATGACTATCGTCGATAAGATCGCCGGCATGACCAGCCAAGCACCATACAGGAGGGTTCCCCAAAGGAAGCACCAAAAGGCAATTCTAGGTAGGCCCGATCCAGCGAACGATCTACCGATAGATTTCAACCATTCCCAGGGTGTAAAGGAATACCAAGCGGTGAGGGCCACACCGAGAAGCACTTGCAATATCTGGTGTCTGGATACGAAAGCACGCGCAGCTAGAAATCCCATTCGGGTCCTTTCTCTTCTTCCACTTCCTCGACTGGATTGGATTCAATATCGACAACCTTGGCCGCGGCAATACTCTCTTCCTGTTCTTTGCGGAGCCTCCGAATCCGTTCCTCGAAGTCCTCGCCCTGACCGACTATG